CGTCGATGCGTCAAAGGCTCGTCGTCGTTTTGCCGAATAACGAGTATCGGCGTTTTATTGGTCGAACGCTAACACACCATGTGAGATCGGACACCCCGCTCACTGTACCTGAAATTGAAGAGTTCAGGGTCAATCCTGAATCACTTGTAGAACCGGAGGTGGCGTGATGCTCACCAGCCTGAACCTTGGCACTGCTTGACTCATCGCTAATTCTCAATTACAATACCCATATAATAGATCACTTGGTATAGAGATATGGCGCTGACAGCGGCGGGTGGGAAGGTCAAGTGGGAGAGGAATTATCCGGCATGGGTGGAAAAATGCACGCTCAAACACGGTGGAAAATACATGTATCCGTCGAACGAGCGGAGGGCCGACGGTGACAAGTGGCGGGTACGCATAATCTGTCCTGAGCACGGTGAGTTTTGGCAGTCCCCTGAGAAACACGCGTTCGGGAGAGGGTGCCCGGCATGCTGCGGCTTTGGCACGGACAAGGTTGCGGGCCTTGTTGCAATGTATCCCAATTTTGTGTGGCCGGTCGGTTTGATAGTCCCGCACACCAAGGCGGCTCTAAACCTTGTGTGTGTGGAGCACGGGCCGTTCGTTGCCAGCTACAACAAGATCAGTAATGGGCACAAGAAGGGGTCGAGGAGTCCGTGCCCGCACTGCAATCGAGTCTTTGGCGGGTTGATGCGTAGGAAGTCAGCGGCTCGATGGGTTGCCGAGGTCTCGGATATTTATGATGGCAGGGTTACCCTCGATCCATCGTCGATTGCCGTGGCCAGTGAGAAGGCCCGCTTCGTGTGCGCAGAGCATGGCGAGTTCTGGTCTATTTTGCAGGACGTGCGAGCAGGGCACGCGTGCCCCAAGTGTGGCGTGTCGAAACGAACAGAGGGGCTGCGGTCGAGTGCGCAGGACTTTGAATTAGCGGCACGCGCCGTCCACGGAGACACGTATGTGTACGATCTGAGTACCTATGTGGACACGAAGATCCCGATGGCAATAACGTGTAGCAAGCATGGGGTGTTTTTACAGAGACCAAACAACCATGTATCAAATGAAGCAGGATGCCCTGCATGCGCAAACAGCGTCTCATCGGGTGAACTTAGCGTTCGGGAGTGGTTGGAAAGCTCTGGAATTCAAGTTGTTAGTCGGGACCGGGCGATGCTGGGTGGACAGGAGATTGACATTTACTTGCCTGAGCACAGGCTAGGTATTGAATACTGTGGGCTATATTGGCACGGTGAAAACCACAAGCACAGTGGGTATCACAAAGAAAAACACAGCCTGGCCCGCAGCAAGGGGGTAAAGCTGGTCACGGTTTTTGAAGATGAGTGGCTTGACGCAGGGGTCCGACAGAAAGTGATGTTCAGGTTGCTCTCACTGCTTGGGGCATCTCCGGTGACAATGGCACGCAAGGTTGAGTGCAGGCCAATTACGTGGGGTCTAGCCAAGGAGTTTCTTGACCTTCATCACATGCAGGGGGCGGGCCTGCCAGCAAAGGTGTGTTATGGCCTGTTCGCCGTGGAGGGACTTGTTGCTGTGTCCACCTGGGGGAAGCCGAGGTTCGACAAGGTTGCAGAGTGGGAGCTTTTCAGATTCTCCGGGGCGTACTCCAACCGCATTGCAGGCGGGCTTGGGAAAATGTTCGCGGCGTTTCAGCGAGACCACGCACCAGACAGCGTCATGACCTATGCTGACCTTCGGTGGGGATCTGGTGGTGCGTATGAGAAGATAGGATTCGCCCTGGACGGGGAGACGGCGCCAGGGTACTTCTGGTGTAAGGGCTCGGCAAGGTTCAGCCGCTATGACTTTCAGAAGCACAAACTGTCAGGTGTGTTGAAGGACTTTGTACCGGAGGACAGCGAGGCCGAGAACTGTCACAGAAACGGGTACTGGCGCATATTTGATTGTGGCCACAGCCGCTGGCTGTGGAAAAACGAGAGGAATGACTGATGCTCACCAACCTGAACCTTGGCATGTTCAAGAACCATCTGCAGCGCCTGAAGGCGGGCGCGTCCCAGGCGCAGGCGATCGAGGAGATTGCTCGATGGATCTCGGAGAACACCTACATCAACGGGCGCCCGTACTCGTACAAGAATCACGAGTATCAGCAGCGGATTCTGAATAGCACGGCGCGGGAGAAGGTGGTGCGCAAGTGCTCACAGATCGGGATCAGCGAGTTGGCGGTGCGCAACGCGCTGGCCATGTGCGGGATGATCAAGAACTTCACCACGATTTATACGCTACCTACCGCCACATTTGCTGCCGTTCTGGCGAAAACGCGGGTAAATCCCGTGATTCAGGAATCGCCGTACCTCAAGGACATGATCAGTGACATCGACAACGTGGATGTCAAGCAGATCGGCAGCAGCTACCTCTACCTCAAGGGGGCGGCATCGAGCAACGCGCCGATATCTATCCCTGCGGATTTCCTGATTCATGACGAATTGGATTTCAGCGACGGGCTGGTGATCAGCCAGTATCAGTCGCGCCTGACGCACTCGCCGCACAAGATGAAGTTCAAGCTCTCGACGCCGACGCTGCCGGGGAAGGGGATTGACTTCGAGTTCCAGCGGTCGAAGCGCCATTTCAACTTCCTGAAGTGCCATCATTGTGGTCACTTCTTTGTGCCCGACTATTACACGCATGTGAAGATTCCGCACTACACCGGCGAGCTGCTGGACATCACCAAGAAGGACCTGCACAAGATCGACTACGCCAACGCCAAGGTCGAGTGCCCGAGTTGCGGCAAGAACCCTGACTTGGGGCCGGCGCACCGCGAGTGGGTGTGCGAGAACCCTGATGAGAACCACGTGGCTGAAGGGTTTCAGGTCTCGCCGTTCGACGCGCCCGGCATCATCACGCCTGGATATCTGGTCGAGTGCTCGACGGCCTACACGAACGTGGCCGAGTTCGTCAATTTCAACCTCGGCATGCCGTACTTCTCGCAGGAGTCGGTGCTGTCGCCGGACGAGATCCGCGGCATCATCCTGCAGAGCCGCTTTGAGGGGTCGCAGTCGTTCGTGATGGGCGTGGACTTGGGCAAAATCTGCCGCATTCTCGTGGCCGCGTGCTCATGGAGTGGCGATATGCAGGTGGTGCATATTGAGGAAGTGCCGCTGCAACTGCTCAAGGAACGCTACAAGGAGCTTCGGGTTCGTTTCCGTGTCCGTGTCTCGGTCATCGACTCGCTGCCCTACACGGACACGGTAATGGCCTTGCAGGCTATCGATCAGAACCTTTGGGCGTCGGTCTATACCCAGTTCCGTGGCGTCGATCTGTTCAATGTTCATAAGCGCGACGAGGACGACGAGAAGGGCCTGCAGCAAATGCGTCAGATAAATGTAGCACGCGATCGGACATTCGATGCCCTGATGGCCTTCGTGCGCTCGGGCCAGTTCTCCAAGGTGTCGTGCCCGCTGGACGAGGAGTTCGTGACCCATTGCACCGACATGCGCCGGATCAAGGACTGGTCGTTGAAGGCCCAGGTGATCGAGTTCCGCTGGATCAAGTCGGAAATGGGGGAGGATCACTTCTGGTTTGCGCTATCGTACGCCTTCCTCGCCAAGCAGATTCTGGGCACAGCCACCGGCATGGGTGGGGCACTTCCATTACTGTCGTCCTTCAGAGTAAATCCTGACGATTAAGCTAAGAGTGCGCAGTGTTATAAAATAAGTCAAACAAGGGCGGTGTTTGATGAGATAATGATAAAACTTCCAGCACGCCAAGGAAGTTTTCAGAACACTTGCGTTGACCTAGTTGCCGGAGTCTGCTCATGGGAAATAACATGTACAAATCAAGTCCTCAATTCCTTGAATCTCCCGGTGGCGGGTTTGGTGTTGAGATTCAGGGGAGAACAGTACACCTTGTTTCGGCAGAAACGAATGACCTCACCGGGGGGCTTGAAAATACGACAGGCGTAGGGTCGGAAACAATTTCACCGGCCACGGCGAAATCCGGAGTGATGCGCGTCATCACTATTGGCGACTCCATGACCTCAGCGAACTCCAACAACAATACTATTACATCGCTCACGCGGACGAGCAACGTCGTGACGCTGGTCTTGACCACGCACGGGCGCGGCACTGGAGAGATTTGCCGCATCTACAACTGCCTAGATACGTCCTACAACGCCAACGCGGTCGCCGTGACTCGCGTCGATGCGAACACGCTGACGTATCCGTCAGTCGGTGCGGACGGCTCTACGACCAACATATCGGCGACGAAGACGATGCAGCTTCAGTCGCCTGCTACGTGCAACGACAACAGCTACATGTTCTGGCTACAGTCAAAAACAGGCGGCGCGTTGCGGCTCGTGTTTAACGCAGGGAACAACGGCAGCAACTCGGCTGACATGCTTGCTCGGTACGGGGTCGATGTAGTCGCGCAGGAGTACCACGATGCGGTCATCATCCTCACTGGCTACAACGATTGGGCGAATGCGAATTTCACCGCCGATCAGGTGTATGCGAACGTGGTGGAGATGGTTAAGAAGTCGGTCGGTAAACTGGTCGTAGTCGTAAGTTCGGTGCCTTACACGACGAACGGAACTAGTGGGTTAGCGAACCGGAAAGAGGCGATTCGTTACAACCGCATGATTCGCAACTTCTGCAACTCGATGCGCAATGTGCGTTTCGCAGATGCTGCGAAGTACCTAATCGACGCGATCAACGCAACCAAGTTCTCGCCGCTGGCGAACATGCTAGGGGCTGACGGAATTCACCTTTCACCGAAGGCGGCAGAGCGTGTCGCCCAGTCGATCTATGATGTGATCCAGTACGATGTGCCTCGCGTCTCCCGGCTTGTCTCGTGTTCCGGAGACAATTACGGCGCGGACAGCTCGAACCCGAACATTTTGGATGCCGCACCTTGGACGACTACGGGGGGTGCTCTAGCAGGTGGTGCAACTGGGGTGGCCGCAGCGGGCATGGCCGTGACTAATGCTGGCAGCGGAACCACTGTGGCGTCGGTGGTCGCACGATCTGACGGCATTGGCTATGACCAGCGGGTTGTTTTCACGCCGGTAGCGAACAATGACAGCGTGACGATCAGCGGAACCGGGTATATAACTGGGCGAACGACTGACGGGCAGAAGGTCAATTATATCGGCGAGCTTGCGCTGTCCGGTATGAGTGGCGCAAGCATCAAGTCGATTGAAATTCGGATTGATTTCAACGGTGCGAGCGCATCGCATGTCCTAGCGAAACCGCAAGCAGCCAATGCGTCCAGCTACCCGAGCACCGACATGACCATCAGCATCGCATCACTGATTGATGCCGTTGTCCCGACTGGCACAACAGGGGTCGGCTGGAACGTCATCATTAAGGCTGGAGCCGCTGGAACAGCACTGACGGCAAAACTCGGGCGGCAGTCGTTAGAGAAAATCTAATCCCCACACCTTCCACCAAACCAAAAAGCACTCTTCTCTGCACAATGACAAGAGTTATCGCCCTAATCCTCTTGCCCTTCGTCCTCGCCGTCATCATTTACTGGCTGGCAGAGGACTGGGCGAGAGGTCGACCGATCGGCTGCACTGATGCCTGAGTTTGCCAGTTAGTTGCTGAGTGTGTAGTATTCTAACATCCTGATTGCATTCATACACTAGGCAGTGTAAAATTCAGGGAAACCGCTGAGGGTTTTCGCATGTTTGAACGAGTGAAAGAGTTTTTCGGCATCAGTGCAGCCACCCAATTGCCTGTGGTGGCACCGCCCAAGGTGCGTCCCGGCGTGGCGACCTACCCGTCCTATCTGAAGACGGCTCGGCCGTCAGATGCCGTCCTGCCGCAGGATGATCGCCGGCTGGCCAGCACCGACACCACGACGCTGCGCAGCGGGCAGGACACGCGCACCATAATCCGCAATTTCGTGGCCGCGTCTCCCGATTTATCGGCTGCGGTCTGGGCCTACGTGCGGCTCGGGCTGCCACAGAAATTCACGGCGGTCGCCAAGAACCTCGACAACACCTTCAACCGCGAGGCCACGCTGCTGGTGCAGCAACTGCTCACGCGCTTTGACCTGCTGCCTGACTATGCCACCGATGGCTTCACTGGGCCGCAGTCGATTCGCGCCACGTCGGAGTCGCTGGCCAAAGAACTCATCATGTACGGGGCGCTTTCGGGCGAGATGGTGCTCGACAAGGCCCGGCTGCCGAAGCGCATCCAGCCGATCAGTGTCACCCAGATCAAGTTCGTAGCGAATGCTGACAAAACTCTGACCCCTTGGCAGTATATAGGCGCAGAAAAAATTCCGCTCGACACACCGACCTTTGTCTATGTGTCGCTCGACCAGTCGCTGCTCGATCCGTACAGTTCGAGCCCGATCGAAAGCGCGATCAAGCCGGTGATCTACAGCGAGCAGTTCGCCAACGACATCACGCGCATCGTCTCCAAGGTCATCCATCCTCGCCAGAAGGTGAGGATCGATGAAGAAAAGGTGCGCAAGTACATGTCGCCCGAAGCCCAGATGGACGCGGCCAAGGCGACCGAAGAACTGAACGCAATCGTCGGGTCCATTGAGCAGAAGATCAATTCGCTGAAGCCGGAAGACGTACTGGTCTATCTGGATAGGCTCGGCTTCGAGGTCGATAACCCGAGCAACGCGGGGTTGGCGTCCGAATACACCGTGCTGCAGCAGATGGCCAATGCCCGCCTCAGCGCCGGCAGCAAGACCAACGGCACCGTCCTTGGTTTTTCCTCGGGCAGCTCGAACATCGCCAGCTCGGAAATCATGCTGATGATGAAGTCCTGCACCGGCGCAATCAAGGCCCCAGTCGAGGAGTTCTGGAGCCGCATGCTCACCCTGGCCGCTCGGTTGATGGGTCAGGACGTGGTCGTGGAGTTCCGCTACGAGGCGATCGATCTGCGGCCTGATGCCGAGTTGATGTCCTTCAAGCAGACCAAACAGATGATGGTGCTCGAGCAGTTGTCGCTCGGCCTGATCAGCGACGACGAGGCGTGCCTGCAGCTCACCGGCTCGCTCGCGCCTCTGGGCATGAAGCCTCTCAGTGGCACGATGTTCAAGGATCCGCCCAAAGCTGTCGCCGGTGCGCCAGGTGACACCCCGAGCAACGACGGCTCGACACTGAACCAGAAACTGAAACCGGACACGCCGGCAGTCGGGCGCGGTCAGAACAAGAAAGCACGCCTCAAGATGGCCAAGGTCATGGCTCAGACCACTCCACAAAACCTGACCGTGCAGATCGACAATACAAAGCAGGACTCGGCGCAGGTCATCAAGATGCGCCGAGACGAGGACGGCAACCTTGTCGTTACCAGGGAAGTTGCCGCATGAGCCTCGCCCTCCGTGCCCTGCGAGCCCTCTGCCCACTGGACCACGTCTATAAGGCAGCACTGTACCCGGAACCCACTCAGCTTGAGGCCTACACGGAGCAAGGTGAGTGGGAAGGGCACGGTTACGAGGCGGGCGGGGCCGTGCTCAGCGGCCACAGGATCGAGATGGACGGCACCGAGGCGGTGCTCAGGTTCAATGGCGTCGAGTGGTTGAATGCCGATATCAAGGCGAGAACGATTCTCGTCTATGACGCAACCACGGGCGATGCAATCAACGTGACGCAACTGGAGCGGACTGCTGGTGTATTCGGCGGTCTGTTTGAATTCAAAATACCCGACGAGGGTGTGGCGAGGATCGGATAATGAACCTGCAACAGTTGATTGGCGAAGTGATGACGCTCGCGCTGGCCTATCCGGGCGAGACTGAAGTGGAAGTGCAGACCGTCGATTTTCGTATGGATATTGCCGCTATCATGGCTGAGTCGGTCAATGACTCCGTGCAGATCATGATCAAGGTCGGTCTGTAAATGGCCGCAATCAATTCTAATACCTTCCTCGATGGAGGCGTAGCACGCACGGCTGGCGAGGCGATGACCATCGGCGTGGGTGCGCGATTTACCGTCAGGACGGATTCACGAATTCATGCCAATGCGCCTGCATCCTTTCTCGGCAGTCTTGGCAGTCCGACCTTCACCGGCATAGGTGGCGAGTTCTTCATCGACGCGACAGCGGTTCGTGAGGTCAGTTACACGGGCGGCTCGGGCAATGCGCCGTCTATCGGAACAGCCATCACGCAGGGCGGCGTTTCAGGTTACTACCTTGGATGTTGGGCGGCGATTGGCACGGCTCCGGTTGCTGTCGGCGCGGCGATTCCGGCGTCAGGCATCATCAAGTTCCGTGAGGTCACGGGTGGGGCGTTCGCAGCCGGCGCATTGACGGGCATTGCGGCGACCTGTGCCGGTGCCGACCGGCCAAGCTGGATCGAAATTGCGTGGGATGCGGCGGTAAATTTCGTTGTTCCGCGTGTTGGCTCGTTCAAGAGTCGTGGCAACTGGTACGAGATTGGGGAAACGAACGGCACGGTCGGCCAGCAGTTACTGGTTCCGACATCCTCGTCGGTGCTGACCAATGTGTTCGCGCCGGGGTGTTGGGTTGAAACTGCGCCGGCATCGGGCGAGTACGAATTCTGGACGGGGCTGTCCTCTGTGGCGACCATGTGGCGGCGTGAGTCATTGGGCTTTGCCGAAGGCTACACCGACAAACGCGCCAAGTTCTGCAAGACATTCGGTGCAGGCGTCATTAAGTTTGGCGAGAGCGCATCGCTGGCAGCGACCTATGCGTCACTGGCGGCACAGGTCGGGACGTATGTCGGCATAGCGATCAGCGGCACGTATACATGGGCCGGCGATGTTGTCACGGTCAATACCGGCGCAACGGCGCACCTGATGGACTCTGGACAACAGACCGGTCTTGATTTCACATCAGGGGGCGGGGTTGACGGCATCCACACCGTCACAGTTCTGGATGCCTACAACTTCACCGTGCCGTATGTCGGCTCGATTGCCGGTGGCAATGTCACGGTCAGGCCGGGGGTTACGGTCAGCTTCGCCACACATGGATTGAATCAAGGCGAATCGGTCTATTGCAACTTCACTACCGGTACAGGGGTCGATGGAACCTACCCGATCTATGGTGTAACGGGAACCGGCACATACGTCATCAGCTACCCGCATCTGGCGGCACTGACGGGTGGTGCAGTCTCCTGCCTGCACACGCTGGTCATCACCGCTACGGCACACGGTCACGCTATCGGGAACGAAGTCTATTGCGACTTCACGAGTGGCGGGGCGACCAGTGACCGCTACGTGATGAAGGTGGTTGCGGCCAACACGCTCAATGTCAATTTCCCACATGCGGCGGCGATTGCAACGAGCAATGTCACGCTGAAATGGACGATTGGGCATGTGCCGGAATCAGGCTGCAAGGTCAGGATTCCGAACATCCTGATGGCTGAATGCGCTACGGCGTCACGGCAGACCAACTCGATTCCGAATGCAACCATCGCCAGCCGTCCAGAATTCAACACGACTTCAGCCGGCGCTGTCGATCTTGAGAACATCTACGCCCTGTCGATGCGATCCATATTCAGCCAAGCGTACTCAGTCAGGGTGCATGACTGCGCTGTGATGGAGTCACTGCAAGTCAGCGAATGCGCGACGGCTCTGGATGTTCAGAATGTCGGCGTTGGCTGCTACTCGGCACAGGATTCACGCGCCCTGCAACTGACCTCCAACTTCGCCGGGGGAACGATTGACACGGTATGGGCGCATCGCCCAACCATCGGAACAGGCGATCACTCGACCGAAGTATCGTACTGCGCCGGGCTGACGATCAATAACCTTGAGACGGGGATCATCGGCTACGCACGATCAAGCGGCAAGCCGATCAATATCCTTGGTTCGCAGAACATCACGTTCAACAATCCGCGAGTAATGAACGGCAACATCGACATTGCCACATCGGTCAATATCGCCATCAACGATCTGGACTACAACGATCGGATCATTGGACGCACCAGTGCAACCGCTCCGTACTACTGCCTGACGGTGGCCGCAGGCTGTGACCGGATCACGCTCGACGGTGTGACCTTCGGCATGGGCGGGACGGTCGAGGATTGCCACCCCTACACGGGCATCCTGCTCAATACCGGGGCGACGAACATCAAGGCGCGGAACATCGGCACTCCTGATGCGTACCTGAAGACAGGGGTTTGGGCACCGAACTACGCGGCAATGGGGATTGTTCTCGCCTCGGGCGGGAACAACAATACGATAAAGCTGCAAAAGGCGTTTGTTGGTCGCCTGCGCACGGCGCTGACCAGCACCATCAACTCAGACAAGAACTGCCTGTACGAACAGATTCTCTCCTCATCCCCGTGGGCGCACGGAGCGAAGGCCATCTTTACGTCGACTCTTGCCTCATTGAACACCAAAACCAAGGGCATGACGACCGGCGCGATTCTGGTGACGGGGCAGACCTCCGTGTATGGGACGCACTGGCTCGACCTGTACCAGGGCAACAAGTATGGCGCAATTGCTCTGGTGATGAACGAACCGACCGCAGAGACATCGGCGTACTGGTCGAATCCTGCGGGGGTGGCAAAGTTCAACAGCGCGGGCGGTATCGAGATGCGGGCCATCGGTGCTGAAGCGATTTGGGAAATGCCGTACTTCGCCCAAGGGCATACTGGCTTTGCCAACGTCACGCCGGTCATGTCAGGCGGAACCATCGGCAACTACACGATCACCTACCAGATTGACACGGGCTCGGGCTGGAACGGCACATGGAATACGCTGAACACAACGAATCTGACTGGCGAAACGATCTCGCCCGTTACGGGATTCAAGCTGAAGATCAGGATTGTCACCGGCATCGTGAACACGACGGCGATAACCTTCCTGCGCATTATCACGCTGACCAACACGGCAGCACAGAACGCGGTGAGTTTCCCGCTGGACAGCAACACGGTGACGTTCGCCGGCCTGCCAACAGGCTGTGATGCCGTTGTTCTGACGGCTGGCACGACAACAATCCTCGATCAGCGCGACTCACTGGCCGGGACGACGTATAGCTACACCTATTCTGGAGCGCAGACGGTCGATGTTGGGTTCATCAAACCGGGCTATGTGCCGTACTACTTCCGCAACCTGTCCCTTGGCACGACCGACTCATCCCTGCCGGTCACGCTGACTATCGACAGGAATTATTATTGATGGCCAAGAGAAAACAAGATTGCACGCAGGAAGAATGGGAGCGCCAGAAGGCCCTGAGCCGTGAGCGCAACCGTCGCTATCTTGCAAAGGGCGACCCGAAGGTTAAGGCGCTGCGGGACGCGGCCCATGCCGCGTACTTGGAACGGCTGGCAACTGACACTGCGTATGCCGAAAAAGCAGAGGATCGCAAGCGCAAGGCTGTTGAGCGCACCGCTGCGTGGCAAAAGGCAAACCCTGAAAAGACAAAGCAGCACGCAAAGGCAACAAGGCAGCGCCACCCTGAACGTGAGTCCGCAAAGGTGCAGCGCAGGAACGCTGCAAAGCTGCAAGCAGTGCCGGGGTGGGCTGATGACGAGAAGATCAAGCGGTGCTACGCGAATGCAAAGTATCTGACAGACGTGACGGGACACCAGCACCATGTAGATCACATCATCCCGCTGAGAGGGAAAGAGGTCTGTGGTCTGCACGTTGAAAACAACCTGCGGGTGATTCCGCACTTCATTAACACCAGTAATGGTAATCGCCTTCTAGGGGTCTAATCATGGCAAAAATCACATCCAAATCTGGACTTACTGAGGGCGTGAACATCGTCATCAACGAACCGGCCAAGACAATTCAGTTGTTAGAAGCAGGCGGTCTTGTGTTCAAAGACGGGGTTACTTTACAGGCCGTCTATTCTTTTCTTGTTGATGCGTGGGCCACGGCAGTAAAGCAGGATTCTCCGTTTCCCATGTACGGTATAGATAGCCTGTCCGGCCAGTTTCAAATCGGCACAGACGGCGCTACGTTTTCCGGCTGGAATTGGGCCGATACCAGCACCCGCAACGCGCTGCGGGATGGAGGCTGGTCTGAGTGGAATGCAGCCGGCGTCAAGACGGCTGAGTATTGCGGCTTCGTCGGCCTCGGCTCGATCACCCCGGCCACAACCTGCCAGCCGTATTACCACATTGATGCGGCAGATGCAGCAACGAACTTCCCTTTCACCGATCAGTTCAATGTCGGCGTCAAGGTCTATGACAACGTTTCGCTGAACAAGCGAACCTATGCGAAGGCCTACATCCGTGAGTACGGCAAGAAGTTCAAGGCTTCAACCCTTGCCGACACTGGATCGACGGCGACTGGCGCGTTCAAGCAAAACTTCCTTGTGGCGAACGAGGACGATCTGAAGATTACCGGCCTGCTTGGCGCGGTGCAGGCGACGGGGGATGCGGCCATGTCTGGTGCTCCGTACTCCGGCATTACGGTAGCCTACTTCACGGCCAACCAGTCTCGAACGATTGCCGGCGTGGCGCGTGACTTCAAGATCATCATTGAGGGCAACGGCGGTACTCTTGAACAGATTTACGCCAAGATTCAATACCTGCTGCGCCAGAACAGCGACATCAACACGGGCGGCACGGCAGGCGTCAAGAACGGCAAGATTCAATCTGACCTTCTGGCCTTCGTGGGCGACACGCTGGTAACGTCGCAGTCGGTGTTCATTGACGACGTGCTCTCGGCTGACTCAAACCGTGTCGAGTTCTACGACGACAGCAATACGAAGCGCCTTAACCCCTACACGGCAGCAGGAACGATGACGTTCAATGCCCCGCTGGTCGGTTCCGGCTCAAGCTATCGTTTGATGTACGCGGCGGGGCCTGGCGCGGGCGACGACTTCGGGGAGTCTGGTGCCATTTCGGTGCTGGATGCCAGCGACAACCCGATCGCCGGAACGGTCAGCGCCGGCTCGATTGCCTTCACGTTCGACTACGACGGAGACTCGGCAGGCGGCACGGCAGGCACCGACAAGAACGTGGTCCTGATCGGCATCAAGCCTGGAACGGGCAAGTATGCGGCGGCAACTGGCACGCTGACGCGCAGCAAGGCCATTGCGCTGTCTCTGGTCGCGGAAGTTGATCGGGTCTATGCCTGATGGCAATAACCTTCGACCCGTCGACTAAACGGGTCATCCTCGATTCTGCTTCGGTCACGGCCACGGAGTTGTATTCCCGCTGGGTCGATTGGGCGGCTCTGTCGGATAACCTGAAATACGGCATGGTATTCAGGCAAGTCGGCTCCGACGATCTCGGTGCCGGCCTGTCGATTCCACCGTATTACTTCCTGCAGGGCGCGTGGCGGGTCAGGCCGATGGAATCGAATCATAACCTGACGATCACGGGCAACCTGTTCGTTGAAGGTGGCGGTATTCCAGTAGTGCAGACCCTCGGAAGTTTTCAGGTCAATGTCAATTACACGGTTCCTGTCCAGGCGCAGGGGATCAGCACCAGTGGCAGCTCGGCGCCAACGGCCAGCGAAGTGGCAGCGGAAGTCATTGCCCAGCTCGGTGCCACGACTTTCGCAGTCAACGTGACGCAGTTCAACGGCAACCCGATCAGTGGAACCGGCAAGCCCGGTGACCCGGTAACGGCGGTGTAATGAGCTTTTTCACCACAGGCTTCTTAGCTGCAGGCTTCTTTGCCGCAGGCTTCTTTGGCTCGAGTGAGGATCCGCCTGTTGTACCCGCATTGCCGACACAGCAGTCCACCCAGTCGGCTGGCGGGGCAGGTGAGGATGCCGGCAGGGGTTATGTCTGGAAAGACAATGCGTGGGTAAAGGCGACGAAGTTTGCCAGAGTCGGTATAAGTGCGCAGTTTGCTGTTTTACCGGAAACACGGGCGGGCGCCACGGCAAAACCCCACCTGGTCAAGGTCAAACAGCCGGAAGGCAAAATAGTTTCAAGAGGCGCGTCAGCACTGCGTGTCAAGCATTATGCGGTGCGGCAGCCCGAGGGCATGCCGATTGCAAATAACCAATCGATTGCCCTATGTACTTCTCTTAGAACTTCGAGTTATAATGGGGCCTGCGAAGTTCTTTCCATTGATGAAATTTTGACCCTTATGGAGCTTGTGGCATGATCGATCAAACGATGGTTAATGCGATCATGGGGGTGTTCTGTGTCCTCCTCGGCTTTATCCTGAAGGTCGTGTGGGACAGCGTCAAGGACCTGCAGAAAGCCGATACGGAATTGGCGTTGAGGGTCAGTGAGGTTGAAATACTCATTGCAGGGGACTACGCCAAGCGTGAGGACGTAACGCTTCTCGGCAAGGCCATCTTTGAAAAACTCGACAAGATTGATACGAAGCTCGACACCAAGATAAGCAGGGACGATTGCTTGATAAGGCACGGGCAATGAGCCGATTTGACGAATGCCTGAAGTTCATCCTCCAGCGCGAGGGCGGGTTCGTTGATGACCCATCCGACCGCGGCGGTGCAACCAACATGGGTATCACCGAAGCCACGGATGACGCCTGGGACAAGGCCCACGGCATTGCTGAGCACCCCGTCCGCACCATCAGCCACGAAGAAGTCGCTGACATCTACCGCAGCGAATACTGGGACAAGTGCCGGTGCAACGACCTGCCGCCCAGGTTCGACCTGCTCGTGTTCGATTCGGCAGTACAGCACGGCGTGTCCCGAGCGGTCAAATGGATGCAACTCATCACCGGTTCAAAGACGGACGGCCAGTGCGGCGAGAAGACGCTCTACGCCGTGCATGAATTTGTTCTCGATCGCCGGGTTCCCGAGTTGACC